ATCAGAAGCAGCTTCTACAGCTGTTCTTACTTGTGTAGAAGAAGAAATTATTCCTTCAGGTATGTTTGTTAAATCAGTATAGTTTGAAGTTCCAGTAGAAATTCCTGTTAATGCTGATCCGTCTCCTTTGAAGAATGATGCTGTGACGGCATTAGTAACATTTAAATTGTTTAGAGTGGCATCGGAGCCACTAACTATTAGTTTTTTCCAGTTTGGCATATTTTCTTATCATGGTTGGTTACAGGATTGCCTGCCCACTTCCCTTTTCGGGCCAATAATATACCAATAAATAGTTGTGTTAAGCTAAGTCTATTTGTTAGTTTTAAGACTTTGTAATTTTGAAGATAGTTTCACCCAAACAGAGTAAAAATGTTCAAATTCCGTACCTTTATAAGTTGCTGATTTAAGTTTGGTAAGTATAAATTCCAAATCTCTTATATTAAGACTACTCTTACTTATACTTTCTTCGGTAATTTTTACTCTAGCTTCTTTACCTGTAACTAAATCGCCATTAATGTTAACAGCCATATTTTTATTTTATGCGTATATCCAAATATCGTCAGAAGAATCAACTCTTATATTTCCTCTATGGTCAGCCTGTGCAGATGCAGCAGCAGATGCATTACCATCGAAAACTCCACCAACATAGTAACTAACAGTTGCAGATGTAGCATCTGAATTTACATTGTTAGCGATAGCAAGACGTCCATCATTACTGTTATAGTCACCATTCCAAATAAGACCTACTCCGTTACCAGAAGTACCGTTGGCACCTCCAAACACAATACCAGATTCATCACCTATTGTTGCAGATCCTGAATTAAGTAGTAAGAATTTATCTTTTATGTTGGTGTTTGTAGTACTTAGTGTAGTAAGTGAACCATTTACAGTAAGATTACCGTTTACAGTTGCATCATTGGTTACTGTTATACTACCAAAGGTAGGAGTACCTGTTGTACCTAAACTGTTAACAGTAATCGCTGTTTGTGCTGCTCCGTTATTTGTTAGTTGTACTTGACCCTGTGTGGATGGAGCAGAAATAGCTGAAGCTGATAAAATGCTTCCGCCTAAATTATATGTAATAGTATTATTACTAACTGTAGCAGAAATGTTAGTACCTCCTGTAAACTCTAAAACATCGTTTTGTAAATCTACCGTGTCGTCATTGCCTGTATCAGCACCAACTGTTAAGTTAGTTGCCAGTCCAGTTAAAGCAGAACCGTCACCTTTGAATGAACCTGTAAATGCACCAGTTGCTTGTATGCCGGTTGCACCGGTAGTGGCTAAAATATTACCACTTCCATTGATTGCAGTTGTTGTTAAGTTACCTGCAGCTCCAGTTACTACACCAGATGATAAGGAATCTACGTCTAAGTTAGCTAAATGCCCATTAGATCCCGATACTATTATTTTTTTCCAGTTTGCCATGTTAAGATACTATTATATGTATAAATATGTTAGTTTATTCATTTACCCCCAAGTAAAGATTGTAATCATTTCCAAAATACATACCACCTTCTACAGGGGTGGGAGCCGAACTTTGTGAGAATAATTGTAAAACTCCTTCGTTGTTTACCTTTACTGCTTCTTCACCATCAATGTTTATTTGAAAATAGTCAGATACACCGTTAAGATTGAGATCAAATGAACCTGTAACCTCTAAATCAGAGTTATCCAGTGATAACGAACCTGTTAAGTTGACAGAACCAGTTATACTGTGTAAATTAAGTAGGTCAGATCCTATAATAGATGAACCTGATAGGTTATTTCCAGTTGATATTTCTTTCCATCCTGCTACATTGCCTACATTAGAAGTATCTACAAGTAGATAGTACCTGTCTGTATCTTGTTGGTAAACTGTAAGACCTTCATATATGTTAGCAGAAGATAATCCGTAACGTGCGGCGGCATCTGCAACACTAAATCTAGCATCAGATGGTTCGTTGTTGGTTATGGTAAACCCGCCAGGTAGAATTATTGCCATTTTACGTCAAATTATATGTTATACTACTTCCGTTACCACCAGCTTGTAGTGTATTAGTTCTATATACCTTGTATTGTCCAATAGTTGTAACACTAAACTGGCCTAGTACTCCAAATCCACTTGTTGTGATATTAGATAAGTTACTTCTTGAACTATCGTACACTATGTAATGGTATTTATCACCAGAAAATGTTATTGTCACTTGGTCCCCACTAGGGTTTGTATTGCCTTTATCTATTGTACCTATATTACCACCTATTGTAGTTTCCCATAATGATAAATCAGCTAACTGTTCTACAGTAAATGTAGTTAAAGCACTAGCCCCATACCTTACACTTCTTATTTTACTATAGGTATTAGTAGTAGTACGTGTTGTATTAGTATCAGGATCATTTTCTCCTGAAGGAGAGTCGTAGTAGGCTGTAGCTATGATAGATATTGATGATGATCCTGTTGCAGAACCTGTAATAGCATAAGGGCTTTTAAAATTTGTTTCAGTTCTATCTAATTGCCATTGATTAGATGTAGCTGAAGATGAAGAAGTAAATGTAATACTTCCTGTAGCACCTTGTTCAATTTGATTTGAACTATATCCTAACTGTACATTAGGAGTGGTTGTTAAACTAGCAGCAGAAGGATTACTTTTTGATAAATTTTTGTTTAGATTTTCAGTTTCTTTGTAAAGTGTGTTATCTAATGGTGAACTTGCAGTGTATGTAAGTTTATATGTATGGTTACCTATCGAAGAAGTTGGAAAAGTAATAGACGTACCAGTATTTACCGATGTTAGTAACGTGCTACCTTCAAAAATAGAAGCAGTTAAAAGTGTGTAACCTCCATTATTCCATGTTGCTGTTATATCGTATGAATCTACTGTTTGGTTAAATCTATCTGTATCGAATCCTGAAGTTGATAGGGACACAGATGAAGGTTGAGCCGGTGTTCCGAATGTAAGTGTGAGTTTACCTGTAGAATCATCAAAGATTGCTGCTACATCTGCATCGTAATCATTTACTTGTAGTTCTTTTAAACTGTAGTTACTCGAAGTAACAAATGTTACTGCTCCTGCTCCTGATATTGCACTAGCTAATTGTGTTGATGATGATACTATACCTGCTGGTACTTCTAATATCTCACTATATCTTGATGCAGTTACAAAACCTAACTCAGATATTTGAGCAGACCTTGATACTATACCTTGTATACTTGAAGATAAAAACTGTAAGTCAGCAATTTGTGCAGAACTACTTACTATACCTAGAGGAAGAGATTGTTTTCCTACTTCTTCTAACTCACCTGACGACGATATCTTTGCTTCATATACAGTATCTATGACTACACCTGAATCATTTACTACTCCTATTGATGAAGTAGTTATTAGTATGTTACCGACACGTATTCCTTCATCTTCACCTGAAATAGTCGATACAATTGAGCCATCCCTAACAAAATTTAATGACGCTGTAGTGATATACAGGTCTTTCCAAGGATTGGTTGCTGAACCTAAATCATGTAAACCGTTTCCTGATGGTGTAGCTTGAGGAATTAATGATCCGCTAAAATATTGACTACCGGTAAAGTAATTAGACGATGTAACTGCATAGGAACTAGTTGCATCTGCTATAGATTGAGTAAAGTTGTTAAGAGATGCCGACCATACAGTAAGTCCACCTAGAACTAACGGTGTTTCACCGGTTGCTGCTTCTACTGTAGCAAGTCTTACACCTATATCAGTGCCAGCAAACCGTAGATGAGGTCCTTTGATGTTTAAAGAGCCGGTTACTTGTAACTCTGTGTTATTTGGTACAAGAGTTACTGTTTCTACGCCATTATCTCTAAAGGCTAACGATCCCGATAGTAAAGTATCTAATCTAGCCATTTGTTAGATGTCATTTATATTTTTAACTGTTTCTGAAGTAACTTTTACTGCAGCTTTACTAAAAAACTTCTTGGAATTGACTGCAAGTGCATTAACAGTGTCTGTAACTATATGTCCTAACAGGTTTATTTGAAATTCTGATCTAACCATTCTATCTCTACCTTGAACTATTTCAGAAGATGTTGAAAAACTATCTATCATAGCTCTAAAATGAAAGTTTTTTGGGTCTCCCCAGTAAGAATCAGAAGCAAAGTTGATTGCTTCAACTAATTTATTGTTTTGTTCAACGTAATCAGTGAATATAACACATGCGTATGTAATATTAACGTAGTCTGGTATGGCTACAGCATAATATTCTTCTAAAGGCACTCTATTATTTATAATACCAAACCTATCGTATACATTTTTCTTTGAATACCTTTGTTTATATACACCGTAGTTACTTGGGTTGTTAGCATCTAACTTGTTACCTATGTTCCTGTTTCTTTCAACACTCTCTCTTCTAAATACTATCAGAGGAGCTTGCATCTTACCGTTTTTATCCCTATAGTACCCATCTGCTTGCATAGCTTTCCACCTTTCTGGTGAGCCATACACAACTGGTACGTTAATTCTTTTACCGTTTTGTATTACATTTGGTTTAAGAACCTCGTTAAAGTAGTAAAAAATAGCAGTGTCAATGTCTTTAATACCTACTTTGAAGTCTTTAACTTCATCATCAGCTCTTGATACTTGATTTCCTCTGTTTTCAGCCATATTATCTTACTTCTGATATGCCAACTCTGTCAGCTCTGGTTAAGTGACAATCTAAAATTATAGAAAGTGAAGTTCCGAATTGTTTTCCATATGGAGTCAGGTTGTAACTCTTGTCTCTACCTAAGAATAACTGGTTCTCTCTAACGGTATCAACTTCGTAATAGTCGTTGTGCCATTGAACTATATCCCCTACCTCAGGAACAACGTCTACATCTTCTAGATCTGGTCTTAAAAGTGCAAATGATGCTTCTCTACCTAAATTCGGTCCAAAATCCTCGATATCAACTACTTGATCACCTCTAGTGATTAAACAGTTTAGTTTTACTGAGTTATAATAGGATTTTTCCAGTGATTCACCGTAAAGGTTGAAATCAGTGTCAACTAAACTAAGTTTATGGTACAGTATTTCTTGTTCTACTATATCTTTGAGTAGTTCACGGTTAATACTTACCAGTAAATCGAAATCTCTATTAGATCCAAACAGCATTATTTTTCTTCTATTGATTTTTCTGCTACCATAACTGTGTATATATCTTTATACTTAGATGTAGCATTATTTTTAAATGATTCGTAGGCTTCTTGTGGTCCTTTCTGTGTAATTACCTTTACTTTAAATACTTCTACTCCAGGTTTTTCTTCTCTTACCAATGTTACTGTAGTTACTCCTGGTAAAGCTCTTAATAGTTCACCAATTTGAGCACTACCCAATTCATCGTTAAACACAACCTTTGTCATTGCAACAAAAGTTTTGTACTCTATAGATTCTATTATTTTACTTAACTTCATTACCCAATAAAAATTGTATAAGGAACATCACTTAGTGTTTTCCTTAAGTTTTCAGATTCGTTAGCTTTTCTTTCTAACTGAGCTTGTCTAGAAGTCTGTTCTAACATCTCTTTTAACTCAGTCATTAACTTATCTTTTTCGTCTCTTGAGTCTGCTAATAAGTCTGCTTGGTTAAGAGTTGCTTCAGAACCAGGAACTGGTACTGTTTGATACTTTCCTCTAACATATGCTAGTAATTCTTTTGCTAAAGCTAATGTGTACCTAAACACCCACTGTCTACCTACACTGTTTATTTGTGAGTAGTTAGGGTTATTGTAAGGTACTTCTCCTACATTAGTAACCAACCCTTTACTTTCATTATCAAAAGCATTATCTTTATCACTTCTTTTATAGTAGTCAAATAGTAGATTGTATGCTCTAGTAGGTTTTGGGAAAATACGTAATCTATTATTTATTAACTCAAAAGTATAAGTAGATTTACGTACTTGGTCATTTAATTCGATTGCTTGTATTTTAGCTAAGTCAAATGATACTGGCATTAACATAAAATTTACCCCTGGACTGTAAGAACCAAAATCAAAAGCATCCATTAACGACTGTACTCCAGTACCTGTACCTGCATAAGGGTCAAAGTACCTTAATATAGCAGGTGGAGCTTCATAGTATATTTTTCTTATTTCTATTCCACCGTCAATACCTTGATCAGTAGCCCATTTATCTAAATCGTATTCTTGAACTGAAGAAGTTACTGCTAGTGAACCAGTATGTCTTGTTATAAGTCCATTTACTCCTGCTTCAGTTGCGTAATTTTTACTTATATTAACTACTCTATTGAGAGTAGGTTCCACCAACCTGTTGTTAAGGTTACTACCTGTTTGAGCTCCTTCTAGGTTAAGATAATTTTCTCTTATTTTATACTGAAATACTTCGTTACCGTAGGTAGTAACTGCTTCTTCAAAGCAAGCAAAAAAGTTACCATCTTGTAGTTCGACATCCATCAATGGAAACCCTAACCGAGTACCGCAAAACTTAGCAACCTTTATCGCATCATTTTGAAAATCAGAATCGCTATCATAAAATCCAAATGGAGTAGAACTACCAGAAGTGAAAGTTGCTGATCCGTTCCATATTACTACATTAGCCATACTTAAGTTTTAATATAAATAGATAAAAAAAGAGGTCCAAATAGGACCTCTCTTTCTTTCTATATAAATCTAACTACTATATTAAGGTAGAGTCAGAAATAAAGATTTTACCATAAAATTCTGGACGAATCATTTTCTTAGCGTAACGAGTCATCAAACCTTTTCTAGGTGTAAAGGTTTCTGGATCGTATACTAATGGAGTCATCATTAATGGTACATATGGTGCATAAACTGCTCCAGTTTCTAAGAATTGAGATCCTCTAAATCCTAACAACAAAATGTTCTCAGTCATATAAGGGTTCTTGTATACTTTGAATCTGTTAGCCAAAGATCCTACTCTTTGTACTCCCATATTGAATTCAGCCTGATCTCCGTCTGTAGCAGCAGCATATCCAGGAATAGATTCCAAGATTGTAGCAACTGTAGGTGAAGTCACGATGAAATTAGCACCACCTCTTAATGTCTTCTGGTGGATTTTGTTAGATACTTTTTGGATTTTAGTTCCTAAAGTTTGGAACCATTGTCCTTGTGTATTGTAGAAATCAGAAGTTGAAGTAGTCCAAGATGTACCATTCCATACTTTGTTGTTCTCAGCAGACCATCTTTCAGTAGTTCTAGCATCAGAGATCAACATATCTAAAATCTCAAGATCAATTTCCATTGAAATATACTCGCTCAATAGTGAAGTCAATTCTGCTTCAGCATCGATTGAGTGGTAAGCGTTAAGATCTTGAGCAAATTCTGGTGTCCATTGTGCCTTTAACTTACGTGTTTTGGCAACAATTGCTTCAGAAGCAAGTTTAACGTCAATTTCTGGAATAGAGATTGAAGTATCTACAGCAGCAGTTGAATCAGCTTCAAAGTCTCCTCTGTCGTTGTCTACTGGTTGCTTGTGATAAGTGATTTGTACGTTAGCTCCGTTGTCTACCCCGCCAGTAACTGATTGTACTAATACTAGGTTAGCTCCAGAGATTTTCGTAAATTGAGGATGTAGTGTTGCAGATCCAGATGCAGCAGATAAACCAAATGCACGTATTCCTTGTGCATCATATCCTGAGATAGATGATAGGGCTACTGTTACAGTTTCGTATGAACCTGTAGCGATTGATTGATCATAATCAACGTCAGCAAGAGTTGCAGCAGCTACTGTTGCAGCAGTTGCAGTTCCTGTAGCTTGGTTGATTGAGTATCCAAATTTTCCTGCTCCATAAAGACCACCAGCAACGTCAGTATCAACTCCCATCTTTGCAGATGCAGAAGATACATTACCGTATAGGTTTTCTCCGTCATTACGTCCGTTTGTAGCGGTACCGTATTTGAAATCTAGATAAAATACTAGACCTGAAGGTAGATTCATTGGTTGTACAGATACAAAGTCTTGAGCAACGATTTGAGCGAATACTTTACGTACTAATGGTAAAGCTACTCCAGCCCACTGCTCACCTGCACCTGCTGTGAAGGATCCTCCTCCAGCGTTTGTGTTGTTTGCTTCAGCTACGATTTGTTTTGCTTGGTTCTCAAGGATCATTGCCATGTTGTTGGCATATCTTTCATCCTCAATCCCTTCTAACAAACCAGAAGCTTTCCACTTGTCAGCCAAACGACTAGCATCAGCTTGCATGCTTTTGTAGTTGTTTGAACTTTCTAATAGGTTGTTAATTTCCATGATTAATTTAAAATAAATTATTTAATAATTCCAGCTAATTTTTGCATTCTTAGGACGGTATCTGATACTTCATTAATTACTTCTGGTTTAGCAGCAGTAGTTCCTGTAGCTTTAGACGCCATTCCTTTGATTTTCGATTCAGAAACATTTTCTTTTTTCGTTACAACGTTTTCAGAAACAGTTTCAAAAACCAATTTTACTTCTTTTACCGTTTCGGCTTTATCAAATGCAGCGATGATATTTACTTTCTGTGCTTCATTTAGATTATTAGCCTTGAAGATTTTGTTAACATAAAGAAGTTTAGAATTTAATAGATTAGTTTCGTGTAAGTCTTTCTTAAGTTGCTCGATAGTTTCGAGTGCTTGAGCAAGATCTTCTTCATTTACTACTCTATTGATGTTAGTACCTTGTGCTTGAGAATCAGTAGTGTCTTGTACCTCAGTAGACTGAGCTGTAGATACTTCTTCAATCTCTTCTTCACCTTCGGCTACTGTAGCTTCTAGTTCAGCAAGTAATTCGTCTAAATCAATTTCTTCTTCTTGTACGTCAATTTCATCTTCAACAGGCTCTTCATCAGCTAATGGTTCTTCTAGTTCAGGTTCATCACCCATACCTTCGATGTCACCAGCATCCATGTCAGCACCCATATCGTCTGCACCGCCGCCCATTTCCTGAGCTATGATGTCTCTGATCATATCCTTAAACTGATCAACAGATAAGTCTCCTAGATCTTCGTCACCATCTACGGCTTCGTCGTCACCAGCTTCTTCGCCAGCGTCTTCGATTTCTTCAGCTTCGTCCTCTGATTCTTCAGAGTCATCCTCAGCTTCTTCTTCTTCAGCTTCAGCAGTTACTGTTTCTAGTCCTGAAAGGTCTTCCTCAATTGCTTCGTCTTTTTTGTCGTCTTTAGCTTCTTCAACTTCATCTTCATCGACTTCGTTTACTACTTCTTCTTCAACAGATGAATCTTCCATCTCTTGTAGTTTAGCAGCTAACATATCTTTCAGATGAGGTGTTAAAGACTCTTCTAAAGCTTCTTTAGCGTTAGCAATAGCGGCTTCTCTTACAGATTTAGCTTCAGCAATAGCTTGCTTGAATAAATCCTTGTTTGCCATTTAAAAAATTTTTTGGGATTTCTACGATTATTAGAATCGCAATAAAAGTTATAATGTGTTCAATACAGTAACTTGTCCGTATATTCGTATATAAATATATATGGAAACAAAAAACACATCAAAATAGATATAAAAAAACAAAAAACCCACCGAGTAGGTGGGCTTAAGTCAAATGAGTGTAGCGGTGTTAGATACTTATGAATCTAAAATATCTTTAATTTCGTTTTTAAAAGCTGCTTCTTTAGTAAGCTTTGTTTCTTCTACCCCTTCTTCATATCCTCTACCTTTTTCTCTAGCTTGTTTTTTTACAGAAGAAAAATCAGTTTGGAAGTTTTTCCAAGCTTTACATAATTTGTTATCTGCATTAGCATCACAATAATCCATTGCTGACATTCCGCCTTTTACTGCTGCAAACAATCCAGCTCCATAAGTTGCTAAAATACCTAAAAGTTCTGGTTGATCCATTACCAATTGAAGAATATCAGTACCTTCATTTACTTCAGTTTCATCAACTGTTTCTCCTTCAGCTGCAACATCAGCTTCGTTTTTCTTTTTACTATGTCCGTGGCTACTTTCAGTAAGTACATTTAAGTCTCCTACAGGAATATTTTTAACTGTTTTATTACCTTCTTTAAAGAAAACATCATAGTGAGTAACTACATGCTTACCTTCAGCATTTTCTACTAATGTATGTTCTCCGTCTAGGCAAATTCCGTATCCATAAGTTTCATGGACAACATGGGCTGCACAATCGTGATCGAAACCAGGTGCAGTTTCATCTATATTTTCTTCTTTTGCTTTCTTACCTTCGGCAATAAAGTTTCTTAAGTTAAAATTTGTATACTTACTCATTTTTAAAATTCTTTTATGTTTATATATAAATATGTTAGTTTTTAATTAAACACCTACTACTTTAGGTCCTATAGATTTAACTGCTGCTGCTAGTTCAACTCCTTTTATCCCACCGAGACCGCCTTCTATAGCAGCAATAATAGGACTTCCTGAAGTGAGAGCACTATGGGCTGCTCCTATAGCATTAGTTCCTGCTATTGCAATGGCTATGTTAAGAACTACTTCGGCAGTTAGTTTTAATTTTTTTACATCAACCTTACCAGATTGTTTGTCTTTCCATACGGCCTTAGCCAATCCAGTCAGCTTTACAAATCTCATTACTATCTTAATATACTTCCTATGAAGAGAGTGTCCGTTATTTTCTATCCAGTTTGAAATTTTATTTTCTCCTTCTTCATCTTCCCCACCACCTTTAAAAAGTTTTCTAAATATTTTTACGACAAACTTTATCAATTGAGCTACATATTCCATTAACTTAGGTGCTGCTAGTATTGTTCCTACTATAATAGAAACAGCAGCTTCATTGACTAATGGTTTTTCTGATTCATGTACAGCATTGATATCTTCTTTAGTAATTCCTTCAAGTATAAGGTTAAGCTTTCTCTCTTCCTTAACTTCAGTTATTACTTCTCTAACAAGTTCTTGTAATTGAGATTTTTTCATTATGCTCTTAGTATATCGTTTATGATGGTATCTAAATTATGGTATTTAGAAACTTTTATTTTACCTTCCTGTAAAGCTACAGGGTTCATAAAAGCTCCGTGAGTTGATGGATTAGAAACAAAATCCCAGCATACTAGTTCAAAGTCTGGTTGTACTTCTAAATTACCTTCGTTAGTCTGTTGAACTGATCCGGTACCTCTAGAACTAATACCGATAGTATGTCCTGCTTTAATAATTTCTTTTACGATATTACCTGCAGGAGTATTTAATAGTTCTACTTTACCCATAAGGTCGTCTCCCTTCCAGTATAGCTCTTTTACTATATGAGATGCATTTTTTAAAGATACTACAGGAGATTCAGGATGATCTAATTCTCCAAAGGCGTTACCGTTCTTAACGAATTCATCTGTATATTTTTTAGCTTCTCTTTCTAGAATAGCTTTAGAGTAAACACGGCCATTTTGATTTTGTGCTTTAGCTCTTTGCATAACACCTTCTACTTCAAAGACTCCAGGTTTTGTTTTGGACTCCCTAATAGTTGGTCTGAATGGTGTTATATCTACTAATAATTGTGGCATAGTTTAAAAATTTGGAGTAAAGATAGTTGATTTAGGTTCCTCTACAACTTCTGTTTCACCTAAAGGTTTTTGGCCAGAATTGTGAGCGTCAACATCTGCTTGTGTTATTGTTCTAACTTTTGGTAAACTTACCTTACTTAGGAAAGCTCCTTTCTTTATAACTCTACCTAAATCTTGTTGAAATGCTGCTTCTAAGCTAGGAGCAATAAATCCACCAATCTTTAGACCTTCACCGTTTTCAAACGTACTAGTCTTATCAAAAGTTTTAGCTATCTTATCAGACATTTTATCGTAAAAAGATTCTATCTCTGTTACAATATTTTCTAATTCGTTTACTACTGATTTTACTCCGGCAAAGCTTTCGTATCCTTCAGCCCAATCTGCTAACTTTACTGTAGCAGCTTCGTTTAGTAAGCTCTTTTTAATAATAGACTTTATAGCTTCTTTTAACTGCTTTTCTTTTTCTGCTTGTTTTTCTTTAGCTTTATCGTAAGTAGATTTTTTACCCGCTAATCTATCTTGAGTATGAGCTTTTTGCATTCTTTTCATTGCATAGCTCTCATCCTTACCCATAGCTTTTTTAATAGCTTTATCTTTAGCATGCATATAATCATCTCCATCGATGTCTCCATCTCCGTCATGATCAGTTCCTTTCTTTTCACCCATATCAGAAGGACCTTCATAGTTTACAGAGATATACTCTCTAAACTCGTCTTCGATATCTGCTCCATCTAGAAGATCTTCTCCATGTGTTCTAATGAAATCTTTTAACACACCTGCTGTAATATCTGGATAATTAGTTCTTAATGCTCCTACTACTTTTCCTAATAATGCTTTTTTAGCATCTTCAGACATTGGTGGGTTAGGGTCAACTACTTCCTCGTCTTGATGTGGATAATCATGATCGTAAGAATCTAAGTCATTCTTAGCATCTTCTTCTTCATCTTCTCTCATAGGAGAACCAGCATGCTTATTTGCTAACTCTTCTGGTGATAACTCTTCATCATCTCCATCTTGATTACCTTCAATTTCTTCTCTTAAGGTAGCTTTTTTAAGTCCGTTAAAAGTATCTACTGTAGTTGCTCCTCTTTTTACTTCTACTTCCTTATCGTGTTTGTCTACTTTATTAGATTCACCTGACATAAGGTCTAAATAGTGAGTGGCATTTTTTTCTAAGTTATCTTTTGCTTTACTTTCAGCTTGCTTGTAGTCTTCTGGTTTAATGGTCTGTCTAGCAATATCAATACCCATTGACTGTAATTCAATCCTAATACCTCTTTCTAATGCATCAAGTGAGTAGGTAAGTGCAGGTCTATCGTCGTATACTTTTACTCCAGAGAAAGCAGGTTTTGGTGCTTCAAACAACATACCTCTGTTTTTAAGAATTTGAACTGTGCTGTCAAACCCGTCGTATTGAGAGACGTACATTGGGTACGATTGTTTCATTTGTCGTACAAATTCTCTCTTAGCCATATTACCTTCGTTTACGGCTCTGTATTTTTCTGTTACTGTTCTTGCGTTCATATTATAAGTAATCAAATCCTTTAGTATGTGATGGTCGTTTTGGACGACTAACTTTTTTGAAACCTAATTTAGTTAGTGTTTTTTTAGCTCTATTACCTTTACCAAAAGCATGCGGTGTTGCATATTGTGCTCCTGAACCTGGTGTGAATGAAGCTCCGCCTACATTGGTGGTATTTGCCTCATCTAATTCCTGCATTACTTCTTTCACTAATTGAACTAACTCTAGTTTTGTCATGTAATAGACTTTAGTTCATTTACTAAATCATAGTACTGCATTAAATTGACTAGATGGTTATCGTTAATTTTTTCCTTATTAGTTAAAGGATTAATATTTTTAGCAACCTCTTCTAGTTTTATCTTTACTACTTCATCTTTTACTTTTACTGAAAGTTTTCTGATTGCTGAAGCAACTTTGTTAAGTTCTTCATTTACTAATGAACGTAAACGAGATTGTGAATTTACTGATGTAATAAATTCCTTTAAAATAGTTTTCTGTTCTGGTAAAAGATTTTTGTATTTTGAATTAAATTTCTCCAATAGTATCTTAAACGTCAAAAGTTTTAAATCCTTATCGTATTTAGAATATTCTTCAATTAACGTGTCCTTAACGTCCTCTCTGTTTTGTGATTCAGAAGTAAGGTGTTCTAATAGTGTAGTTTTATTATCTATTAATACCTGAGGGTCTACTAAGTTGGTGTTGTTTTGTGCTTCGAGTAAACAAAATAGTGCAGCCAAAGGTTTGTAGTCTCTAACCTGCATACCGAAAAATTCATTCACATCATAACTTTCTTTTATTTCAGATATGAGTTCATATTTTTCAGCTCTTAATTTTTTTTGGTTAAACTTTCTTGATACTTCAGTAATAGTTGAAAGTATTGCCTCTGCTTTATTTTGAGAAGTACTTTTATTCTTTACTATAAATTCGTATAGTTTATACTCTTTTGATAGTAAAGTATTTTTAGCGTAGTATTTTTTAAGTATCGATACCGATTTAGAATCTGAATTGTTTAGAGTATCAACAGCTATCTGCTTAACTAACAGTTCAAAAATTAAACCAGTATTACGAAATTTGGAGTGTTTTATCTTCATTATACACGTTTACTATTATAAATATGTGTTAGTTACCTAAATCTTTTATGTTGTCTTCTTTCAACATATCAGGGGTCTTGTCTGATGATTCTTCAAATACAATACTCTTTAACATATCTCTATTTTGCAAGTAAACTTTGTTGGTAGTAACGTTTTCCATTACATTCTCATTATCTGATGGATACCCACCTTTCATACCATGTTGACCTAAAGGATCTATACCTCCAAGTGGGTTATCTTGTGTGCCATATACTGACATTTTTTCTAATGGTCTTCCTCCTTCTGGTCCTGGTTCTCCATGTTTAGGAGTAGTTTCAGAATACCCAGCAGGTAGTTCATCCTGTGATCCTCCTTTCGGTGTGTTGGTAGCTCTTCTACCGTACATTGAAGCTAGATCGTGAGGTGTACCGTATGTCTGACCTGATTTAGCAGGATCATTACCTTCATTTTCAATCTGTGCTAATCTAAACAGTCGCTTAGAATCTTCTCTTACTAAGTCTCTTTGTTCTATATATTGATCCTCAGATAAATCAAACAGTTGTTCGTAAATAAAATCAGTTGAGAACAACTTAGTATCTTTCATCTGATTAGCTAGATCTACTTTTTCTTTAAGTAGAGCAACTTTTTCTTGTTCAAATATTATAGAAGGTGTTGTTAACTTAAGATCAAAGTTAGTTAAACTTTCTCCTGTAAAACCTTGGGTGTATAAGTGAACTAATGCTATTTTAGTAAGTTCTGATTCTAGTATCTTTTGTATTCTTTCAACTGTACGTGCAAATCTAATATCTTCTGCTGCTAAAGTAGCTTTACCTGAAAGATCTCCTTCATATCCGAAGTAAGCTTTTGGTATCTTGAGAGCAGCAAACATTTTTTCTTGAAGATATCTTACGTCTGTTACACCGTCATATTCTAATCCTTTAGTAGTTTCTATTCTAGTAGATGAATCTCCTCCTCTTACAGGAAGGTAGAAATCCTCCATCATATTTTGTATGTTGAATTTCAAGTTATATTGACCATCTTCTCCTACATAAGGAGTTTTTTTCATTTGATTGATAGTCTTTTGCATAAACTGCTCAACCTCATTAGGTGGAATAGAACCAACATTAATATAGAACATTCTCTTCTCAGGTGCTCTCATTATACGATGTATTAACATCGCATCCTCCATTAGAGTAACCTGTTTGTATATTTTTCTAGCTGGTTCCAAATAAGATCTACCGTATGGCAGGTAAGATGTATCTGAAATGAGCCTAAAGTGTGCTATTTCGTAATTATCAAACTCAATTACCTTTTTAGAATCTTTTTTCTTATAACTGTAACTAGGAGCTGTTTGAGCAGCTAATCCATCAGGATCTAATTTAAATGATACTTTAGCTGGATTTTCAGGGTCTGTACCTTCTTCTCTAATGAAGTTATATACTGTATAAGGTAGTACGTTGTATACACCAAACTTTTCTGCTATCTCTAACTTTAAGAAAAAGTCTCCGTACTTACACATATTACGTGTCCAAGACCAAAGGTTAAATTCAATATTTAGTACGTCGTAAAATAAGTTGTAAAGTACTTTTTGGATATTTTCATCAGATGATTTTATCGAAAGTATTTCACCCATGTCGTTTTTGACAGTAGCTTCATCAGCAATAATATCTAATGCAGAAGCTAAAATTGGATCTGAGTCCATTGCTTCATAATCGGTATAGAGTTGAATTCGAAGTGTTTGGTAATTTAAATTAGGGTTAAACACATTCTTATGGTTGTACAAGTAGAGTCTTGTAAACCTATCCATTAGAGAATTGGTTTCGTATTTTCCGGTAGTCTGTATAGTGTTAACATCAGCTACCTTGAGCTGGTCTCCACCGACATTACGTATCACTACGTCAGACGAAAATAATTTTTGGAGTCTACCAAATAGAGATTTATCGGCCATTATGAGTTTTTAAATAAATAGTTTTAGTTAAGTAACCAAGAAATATCTTCTTCGCCACCATTTGTCTTTATAATATAAGGATTTTCTCTTTGGTTACCAACAGAACTTATAATAGCTTTGTTTTGTGCATTGAGATTATTAAAAGACGATAGTTGAGCTCTTGCCAGGTCCATACCTTGTTGTCTAAGCTTGAGAGCAGTATCTCTAACGTACAACGCAGTTGCACAGGACATAATAAGGTCATCATTATATCTATCTTGAGCTTGAGCTTTTCCGTTTTTCCAAACAAACACTCTCATTTCCCCCATCAGTCTTTTAGATTGAATAGTTACTGATTTCTCTCTTATATATTCTATCATCTTAGCAATTACAAGAGGTCTAGTTCTAGCTGACATTGTAAAGCCAGGTACTAATTTATCCCTTTCAAACTTATGCATATAAGATTCAACAGTTTCTTGATTACTAGTAGAACTATAATATATGTTTCTATATTCTCTTTCTAATAACTGTTCAATTGTAGCCCAACCTATATTTGCATTTTCAACTACCAGAAGTGCTTCGTTATATTCTGTAGCTAATCCTACTAGAAAGTTGCCATAGTCTTTAGGAGATATTTTACCTTTATATTCGGCAACTTGAGTACATGTTTCTATATCAAAAACGTGGCAAGCAGAATAGTCTTGTGAATCGCCTCTTGCAACATCAGCAACTACCATGTACGATTTCATGTAATCCACTCCTTCCCATACCCATAGATTGCTATCTACTCCTCTTCTTTCAAGAGGATCTTTTTGATATGTTTGTTCTATAAACGACATATCGTCTGGTTCAAATACTGTTTGACCGGATGCTAAGAAATCACAATCACACTCCTGTCCTGCCATTCGAGGACCTAAGTCAGAGTCTTGTTGGTTTCTCCATGATTGGTCTCTTTCAGGGTGCACAGTCCATGGTAAACGTATTGGTAGGAAACTATTTTCTCCACTTTCTGCTTTTTCCCATGTTTGGTGAAACCAGTTACCAATACCGTTTGGAGTTGATAACGCCATACATTGACCACCTGTAGCTAACGTTTGCTGTGCTGCTGTAAATGTCTCATCAACATTATCTATAAATGCTGCTTCATCCATTAAGAGTAACGATACTGCTTCTGATCTTGCAGCATCAGGTGATGATGATTTAGCTTGTACTTTAGAACCATTCTTTAATCTGAGGGATAGTTTATTTTTTTCAACAGAAGGCAGCTTTAACCATTTTGGTAACTCATCATACATAAAGATAACTTTAGTTACTAAGTTACGAGCTGTTGCTTGAGTTGTAGCCAGAGCTAATACGTTTTTATCTTTATGAAATAACATCAACCATAAACTGTATGCTGCAGCTAAAGTAGATATACCAAGCTGTCTTGACTTAAGAGTTATAAGATATTGTTGATCTCTAAATAAATGAAGTACTTTTTCCTGAAATGGATAGAGGTTAAATAAGATTCTACCTCGAGTTGGGTGTTGAATATGGCAATACTTTTTCATAAAGTACGCCGGATCTTTTCCACACTTGATATACTCTTGTGCGATTATTTTTTTTATGTCTTGTGCCATAACTAAATAGGTTTGTAGTCTCCCATTAAATTAGTAGGAGCTACTCTCTTACTCTTGCTACGAATATTTAACGTCATTCTATAAACTGCAGTAGTAAAAACTATATCAACTCTTTTTGCTGTTCCTCCTGCACCACCGTAACGTATAGTAACGCCAGAAGTCGGTCTAGATGCTTTTTTAACATATTCTTCAGTAACTAGAAATAAATCTGTTCCTCCTGATTCAGTACCTTTTAACATGTAATAACCGTGGCCAATGCCTGAGTGTAGTAAGTTATAAAGTTTTTCAGGATCTGCATTTGATATTTCGTGGTATTCACTAAAGTTTGTTCCTGTTCCATCCTCCTTGTACTCGTTAAACACTCTACAAAATAACTCGTTATCTATTCCTAATGTTTCTAATAATGCAATACCGCTTTCAGTTTTAATTTTACCTGATTTTATTTCTTCTTCAGTAAATATTTTTTTAACTCCAGGGTTAAAAAACGTTAATGTATTGCCGAATTTTAAGGAAATATATATTGGTTTATTATTTACTATTAAAGTAATATCAGTTAAAGTTTCAGCTATAGACTGTGCTTGTTTGTCGCTTTTTATAGGTGTTCCTAATACTGGTCCTTCTGGTGTAAATATAAGCGGTCTTTTTTGGTTTCTTTTTCCTTCTTCTTTGATTTTGAAATTAGTAGGAGTTAATTTAAATTCCTTTATCATTTTTTCAATCAATGATTGGTAAGTAAAGTCTTTTCCGCCTTCTATAAACTTTTGCAGATCGTTAGCTACAACAGTCTCAAACTTATTACCTTTGTTACCACCACTAGCTAAAACTATTCCTATTTCTTTGTCTTCATATGTAAATTGAAAAAAGAAAAACGAACCACTTGGATTAGGTGCTATTTTTGGAGGTGTAGTTTTAACCTGTATCGAACTGTCAGTCACAGCTTTAAGGTCATCAATAAACTCATTATTGTCTATACCTTCTTTATTAGCAACTCTAAAAGCAGCAGACATTGTACTGTATTTATCAGGAAATTTAGAAACAAGCCGTTTAATAATTTCAGCTTCATTTTCTCCTTTTCTTTCTTGTATCTTAAAACCAAAGATAGATTCAAAAACTTTAAGATCGTTTTCGTTATTAAGGTCAGGATATCCTTTTTCGGACATCCAAGCCCATTCTAATATTGTTCTATCTATAAGACTCATATTATCCTTCTTCTCCTGATTCGAAGTCTATAGGCTCGTCAGATAGATCTTCTCCTCCTTCATCGCCTCCTATATCTGCTCCTGCGTCGTCTCCTCCGAAATCTTCTCCTCCTTCAGCTCCTCCAATATCAGATCCAGGAAATTCTCCTCCACCTCCGCCGTCGGCAGATCCAAAGTCACCATCAGCTCCTTCACCTTCTTCTTCACCAGCACCCTTCATTGGTGCTTCTTTATAAAGTATAGCTAACTTATCTAATGCTTGTTGGTAGTCATCGATCTTGTTAATGAAATACCTTTTACCAAGTATGTTAGCTTCAAAAGTTTTACCTGTCCACTTTAAAATATAGTCTTGACCGTTCTTTAGATTTACTCTAAATGAACTAGGTCTAGGTGAAATCCAATCAATTGTGTCAACAAACTCTTTAAAATCTTCAGTTTGTAGTTTTACAATTACTTGTTTTAAAGTAGGAAATTTAGCTAGTATCGTATCTGTAGCATCTTCCAAGACCGTTTCTGGAGCAGCTTCTGTATCTGGTTCTTCCTCTGGTGTTGGTTCTTCTTCGTCTTCAGACAGTTGATCTAGTAGTGATTCGTTTAAATCTTGTGGAATGTTAGTATCCAGTATCTCTACCTGTTCACCTTCTAAGTCATCCATCAAACCTGGATTGTATTCATCTACACTAAAGTAAAGTATTACACCATCTGGGTCGTCTTGAATTTCATATTTGATTCCATATATGTCTTCTAGTACTACTTGTGCAGCATTTTGACTTCTAGCATCCTTAGGTATCTTTATATAGAAATACCTATCTGGTGCTTCGTTAAGTTCAGTTAGTACTTCAGCGTATGCTTCTAGTATGAGATTATTTAGATCTTTTCTCTTCATTTTGTTGTGATGTTTTACCTTCATATGGAGCTCCGTCATTTCTTCCGTAGTTTCCTCCTCCAGCTCTACCGAATTCAAAGTCAATTTTATAATGCTCTCCAATAAACTCCATCACTTCCATAGCAGCTTCGATTTCATCTCCATCCGTCTCCATTGCCATTGCTTTGATGACTTCTATAATATCGTCTCCTGAACCTCTAAGTTCGTTCATTCTTTTAAGAGGTGTACCATCCAATTTATGAGGTATACCATTCTTCATTATATACTTAGGTTTCTTAGGCTCTTTTGCTTTTAATGTAGCTTTTAAGTCAGGGTTAGTTTCTTTACCTTTAGATATAGTTTTACTACGACCTTGTCCAGTACCGAATCCAGTTGCTTGAGCTTCATCCGTGTCAGATAGTTCTTGACCTGCTCCTATTCCACCTACTGCTTGATCTAATTGAGCTTCTAGTTCTTTTTTACGAGCTGTATGCTGTTTCAAAGCAGCTACTATTTTAGCTTTTGCTTCTCCTTCAGCTGTTTTATAATGCTGTGCTAGTTGTTTCATTTTACCAACTAAAGCATCATATTCTTTTTTGATTGCATTTGCAGAAGCTTCTTCTACTCCTTCTTCTAAAGCAAGTTGATCTAAAGCTGGTTGCTTTTCTTCTGACTCTAAATAATGTTGAGCTGAAGAGATAAACTCTCTTGCTTTAATTACTTTACCTTGCCACCAATGTGGAAAATCAACTTCACCGTCTGATTGATCGTATTTATGTAATTGCTTGTATAGCTTAGCTGCATATACTGCAATATCATATACATCATTTTTAAGCATTGAAGGTTCGTCATCTTGATGACCTACGTCAAGATCTCCTTCTGCTTCTGGTTCTTCTGGTACTTCATCTGCTACTGGTATCTCTTCTACTTCTTCTATATCGTTAGCATTTTGCATTAACGCATATATTTTTGCAATAGTTTCTTGGTCTTTTGGAGTTAATCTTTCCATTCTTTTTCTTTCTAAATCTTCAGGGTCTCCTGGTTTCATTTCTGAGGTTAGTTTAACATTTACTCCTTGATCTGCTAAGTCAGCAGCTTTATCTTCATCATCAGTAGCTACTACTCCTTTATCTACCTCTAACAATTGTTTTTGTAGTGATTCACGGAGTATCTCTAATTTTTTAGTAGTTTGAGAAATATCTACATTATCTGAGTTTTTATATGAGCCGTCTTTTATTTTTTCTAATGTTAATTCACATTTTGAAAGACGTTCTTGTATTTCTTTATAGGTCATTTGTAAATGTTTTATATACGTATATAAATAAATAGTTATTTTTTCTTTCCACCTTTCATGTTGGCACACCAATGATACATTTTACCTTTCTCACCGCCATACTTTTTAGCCTTAGCTCGTAGGTCGGTTACTGAGCCTTTACATGATGCTCCAGATTTTTTTACTCTACCGGGTTTTGATTTACCTTTTACTTTACCGTCATCGTAGTTTTCATAAACATCAGTTGGTTGAAAAATATCAGCTATACTTTTAAGTATTTTTACATGTTCTGCTTCAAGTAGAGGATATGTGTCTCCAAGAATACCTCTATCTGTAGTGGATAAATACGG